TTAAAAGCATATCAACTTTTGTTAAAATTTGTGAAAAAAAGCAAAAAAAATGAGTGCATCAAACCAAAATTTAACACACTCATCCATACAAAACAAACAAAATGACTTCTAAATAAAGTATTACTAAATTAATGTTTTTTCCAATAAAATAATTTTTTGTTTATAAGTTTCAATCAAATTTAATAAATCGTAATTAGTATACTTTTTTATCAACCTTGAACGCTCAAGCATTTCATTTGCCAATCCAGTTCGTTCATTATTTAACGCAACCCCAAATTTATATTGTTCGCCGTATTTCATAACATTACACGAATAACATTGTGGACGACAATTGTTTTCATTCCATCTAGTTGAGTAATGTTTACGACTTATAAAATGACCGTTCTGTATTTTTTTGTAGTGGTATGATTTTCCACAAGTATAACAATCTACAATACCATTTTTGTTTGCGTATTTCAAACGCATATATAAAGAGAAATTAGCGTCAAGTTTTTTTATAAGCGTTTTACGAGACGTTTTTTTCATTGTCCATAGCTTTAAGTAATGACTCTCCAAGTGTATAATCAAGTTGTTTAATTGCTCTATATATTTGTCGGCTTTGTTTTTTTACTTGTCTCCGTTCCGTGATTGTGCTGTCAATTCCAAGATTGGTATAGTTAACGGCATCAGCTTGTAAAAGTTTGTCAATTTTTTTTATTTTACTTTTTTTTGTGTTCATAATTTGGTCAATAATATATTCAAGCATTTACGTCACTTTTTTTTCAATTATTGCAATCGTGCAATGTTGCGAACCACTATGTCCAAATACACATAATTCTTCTAATTGATAACCCCTTTTTTCACCCAAAAAAGTTGAATGATAACCAAAGCTAATTACTCTGTCTGATAATCTTGCACATTCATCAGCTATTAGTTTAAATTTTGAAGTATAATTTCCTTTATAATATTCCATTGACTTTCTTATTGAATAAGGGGGGTCAAGTATAATGGTGTCATATCTATCTTTGCAATTTTTTACAAAATCATAAACATCTATATATATATCTGCAAGTGCTTCTTTTTTATCAATATCTACTCTAAATTCATTAATATTAAGTTTTGTCTTACCACAAAAAAGATTTAACACTCTACCCCCTATACTTCTATCTTCTACCCATTCTTTTATTTTTTTTACTTCAAAAGTATATGCTCTTAGATTTGTTTTTATAAATGTCAATTTACACATTAGTATATAATTAGATTTATAAATAAAACTAGTTATTTAAAAGAAAAGAAAAAAGAAAAAAACTTAAAAAAGAAAAAAGAAAAGAAAAAGCTACCAAAAAACAAAATTTTTATTTATCTGTTCCAACAAGTTTCTGTCTTTATTAAGTCCTTGAAGTTTAGCTAAAAGCATCGCAATGTACTATTTTTTTTTAATTTTCTCAAAACTACGTCCGCCAAAATAAGCCGAAATGACTGTAATGAGAGTCAATTGTAAAAGGTCAACCCATTTATCTTTTACTTCAAATTTTATAAAACCAGCATCAATAAAAATTAAAACTGTTGCACTAACAACAAGAAATATGAGAGTAAGCGGTCGAACGTTTTTACTTAGCCAACTATCACTTGATAAATCATATCTCCATCTTTCTGAAACATTTTTTTGTATATCTGCTTCTGCTTTTACAAAAACTTCCGTGATTTGTTTTTCAAGAATTGCTTTTTCTTCTTTTGAATAAGTATGTTTATCAATTATGTTGCTTATTTTTTCAGCAATCCCACCGCCAACTTTACCAAATATTTTACTAAGCACTGTTTTCATTAATAAGTCCAAATTGCATTTGGTTTGTTTGTGTCAACGTCAAGATGTAAAAATCTTCCCGAAACTCCTATTCTATTGATACCAAGTTTTAAAGCCAACCTTATTATTTTATATCTGTCTTTGGAATCAGTGATTGCAATATCACAAGCCAATCCAAGCAAATGTGAACTATTCTTTGAAGCGTTTTTTAACGTTTCATTATGTTCTTTTGTTCTATATCCGCTTGTAATGTGAATAGGTTTCCCAAATCTTTCTCTAAGCTCATCTAAAAGCAATAGAAAGTTTCTATCCATTAAACGCCCACTTCCGTCAACGTCTGGACTATCAAATTCATATACACTAAAATATTTTAGCATAAACCGCAATTTACGCAAAAAGGACACTCAAACATTTTTTTTTATTTTAAATAATACTATTGCAAGCAAACATATTATTGTTACACAAGTCGGACACATATTACTGTTTTTTTTCGTCTTTTATTTTTTTTATTTTCAATAACGTGTACACAATTGTAGCCATCAATAGAATAATTTTCAACCACATTTCAATGTCTGTAAATGTCACTACAAGTGTACTGCTGTTTATTGTATACAATTTTATATCATTAAATTCCATCTTTTTTTATTTCTCCTGTCTCTAAATCTACCGAGACTTTACCATATTTTTCTTTTAACTTTTCTAAATTTTTTTGCAAATCTTCTCTGCTTTGTTTTTGTTCTTTTTTAAAATTTTCAATCGCAATTTCTAAAGCATCAATTTGCATTATTGCCGCACCAATATTGTTGTTTGTTAGGTTTATAGAGTTATTCAATTCTTTTAGATAATCCAGTTCTGAGTTTTCAAGTTTTGCCATATTTTTAATTTTGAGTTATCAAGTTAATTCCAATTTACTTTTATTGTTTTTGTTTTAGGTGTGATTTTATCGTCTAATCTTTTACTTAAATTTTCCTTTAAAGAAACAACGTCTATTTTAGATTCCAACCAAGACACAATAATGTTTTTACTTATTTCATCAAAATCAACAAAATTATTTATGTCAAGCTCCAAATGCAACATTCCGTTTTTATGAACTTTATAATCTTCTTTTTCACAAGAGTATGTATAATGAATTGTTTTTATCACATCTTTAAAATCTAGCTGAGAAATTTCTACGTCAAAACAATTTATTTTCCAAGTATATTTTTTTCTTTTACTCATTGATTTTATCTTTTAAATAATCAATCTCTTCTTTTAATTCTTTTATGGATTTTAACAAAATCGGAACAATTTTTGTATAATCTACTTGTTGCATTTTTTCACCATCTTTTTCACCAGAAACAGCGTGTGGTAAAACTTGTTGTAATTCGTGAGCTTTAACGCCATAAGAGCGTTTCTCTGAGCTTTTCCACGCAAAATTGTATACTTGTATGCCTTCTAACAAATTAAGCCCGCTAAAGTCCTTAAAATCCTTTTTTTGTCTAACGTCAGATATTGTATTAAATGCGTTTGCTAAAACATTACCAACAACGTGAAGAGCTTCCGTTGGTGAAGTTGTATTAATTCCTACATTATCAACATCTAAAATTAATTTTCCGCTCCCTGTCACGTCGCTTATAGTCATAACATTGCTCGTTACTGACATAGCAAAATCTGGTGAACTTGTTGTTGTCGTTGCGAAGGTGAATCCGCTTGTTGCTTGCACCGTACCAGTTACTCCCACATTTCTTGAAAAAATATTCATTGCTGTACTTCCGTCAAGTCTGTAATATTCAGTCGTGCCACCACTACCATTATCACATTTAAACTTTATGTCTTTGTCATCGGTTGTATTTTCAAGTATTAAGTCACCAGTACCCCTTTGATTTAAAATTGAATTTGAAGCACTATGATATATTTGAAAATCGTTACTTGTTCCAAATTGTGCTTTTACATTATCTAAAAACCTTATGTTTTTACTTGCGATACTATATCCACTACTACCATCCAAACGAAAATATTCAGTAAGTCCGCCAGCTCCGTCATCGTTAGAAAATATGATGTCTTTGTCATTTGCATTATTTTCTATTTTTAAATGACCAGTTTCATTTGTGATTGATGAGTCAGTTCCATTGTGTGATATTTTTAAGTCGGTATTGTCTCCAAGTTTTAATTGAGCATTATCTGGCAAAACTAAATTTCCAAGTCTTAAATCTGCCAACGCATAACCCAAGCCAGTTGATATATTTCCAGTCGATGTTGGTTCTGTTGATGAATCTTTAAATAATTTAAAAACGCCATCAGAAAAATCTCTGTAAAGTCCTGCGTATAATGCTGTACTTCCGTTTGTGGAATATTGTCCGTAAAATCCAATATTGCTGATATTGGCAAGATTGTCTTTTGCTAATTTTATTAATGGGTCTTTGACATCTAAATCGGTAGTATTTACTGTTGTAAGTGTACCAGCTACGGTCAAATTGGAAGAAATTGTCACACTACCTGTTACAGCCAAAGCAACACCAGAGCTTACACTACCACCAATTCCAACGCCGCTTGTGCTTAAACGAATCGTGGAAGCATTTCCAGAACCATCAGTAATGACTTGCTCTGTACTACTTAAAACTACGTTGTCCGTCGTTTTTAATAGAGCTACATATGTCTGATTTATTTGCTGATTTAATAAACTTGCCATATTCTAAATAAACTTTTAATTTTTTAATATCTTCATTTTTAGGTTTATATCTCATAATTGCCAACCATTAAACAAACTGTCTTTATCTGGATGTATATCGTCGTTGGTATTGCTGTTGTATTTTGGGTAAGTACTTTGATTAAAAGTCATAAAGTCGATAAATCTTCTTGTATAATATTCTGCAAAATTTCTATGCTTTGCAATCAAATAATCTAATTCTTCTTTACTTACGCTTTCACTATTTTCACTTGTGTGTTTAAAAACTCCACCATTTTTTACTTGATAAGATGCAAAAGGTAAGTAATCGACCATAGCAAAATGAATGAGCATCGGCTGAATATATGTGTTTATCAAAGTCGTGTCGGCAGTGGTAAGAGTGTCACCAATAATTTTCGTTTGTAAGTCATTGTATAAATCAGTACCTAAATAATTTCGAATGTGTATTTCTTGAGACAGCTTTATAAAGCCAAGAAATTTGTCAACATCTACTGAACCGTCAACAATAGAGTTTCTTTTTAAATCAATTGGTTTTATGAAAAGAGCAGTAGCCATATTTAATTAATTCTCCAGTTGTTATTTTTGTTTGACGCTATTTGTGCAACTTCTGGTGGATTTGTTTCAAATTTTGCACCTTTTCTTTGGTTTTTAGGTAATTCGCTGATGATTTGTCTAGCTCTTGTAACCGATATTTTTTTGTTTCCTTTTTTCAAATAAATTCTTCTCATCCAGTAATGACTACAATTCACTCCGCCTTTGTATAAAAATATGTTATAAGAATTTTCTCCTTTTGGTGCTAGCTCTGAGTTTGCGGTGCTTTGTTTGTTTAAATCTTCCATACGATAAACTTTATTTGCCGCTAACATTTTTTTACAAAACTCTCGGGATTTACCTTCTGTTTTTCTACCTGCTGTATAAGCATATCTTACTCTAAAAATATCGGTGTCTTGCGTGCTTCTTTTTCTTGCATCACCACTTACTACTTTAGCAAACGCAAAATAATCTTGAATTTGTGTTTCATCTTCTAACGCTGGTTGTTCGTCGACCAAAATCCAATCATCACCATATTCTTCTCCTTTTGAGATTAAGTCGTCTGCAATTTGTGACATTACTTCTTTACTCAAAGAAACATCGTTGTGGTTGCAAACTTGCTTTTTTAATTTTACACCTGTCTCTTCTTCTTTTGTCTCTTCATCTTCAACGTTTTCAAGGTCTGTAAATTCGAGCGGTTGAAGCGTTTTAAAGTATAAATTAAGCGATATATTGTTGTAAGCTAGTATTTGGTCTAAACAGTCAATTAAAAGTCTTTGAAACGGACGAATGACAGTGTTGTCCATAAGCGTAGAAGCTGTTTGTATTTCTTCAGCGTTGTTTCCCAATCCAGTTTTGTCTTTTACTCCAAACAACATTGGACTCACTACACGATGAGAAACCATTATTTTTTTTGAGCTTTCTTCACTTAAAAATTGATATTGTTGATGAGCATCCGACAATTGAACTGGCTCAATACTTGCGGCTGTGTCTGGATTGTCATTAAAAGCTAAAATAAATTTTCCCGCATTACTACTTGACGAAAATTTCTTGTAAATACGTTGTTCAATAAGCTCTCTTTCTTCTTCATTTGGCACACCATTGTTGAAGTTAATCAACATACTTGGCGACATACCGTTCATAATGTTATTTAAATGGAAATTTCCAATTTCTTCTTCAAGCTCGGCATACTGTAACCCCCCTTGATATGACACTGGTGAATAATAAAAAAATCCAGCTTTGTATGGTTCT